GCTCAAGATGATCTGATGCCTCTGGTGTGAACACCAAGCGACCCACGCGGCTGTTGAAACCCTCGTACTCAGTGCCGTAGTCAAACACATCGCAATGCTCAAGGATCGCTGAGATTACAGGGGTGGCATACTTTGAGCGCACAAGTTTGCCATTAGAGCGCTCCTTGTTGTCGTTGTAGATGCCAAAGTGAAGCGAGCGAAAGCCGTTCTTAACCGTTATGTTGCGGAGGGCCTTTAGGCGCACATCGCGACTGGAGTGGGCTTTTGTGACCTGCTTGATTAGCCGCTTGTTCGTCTTCTTGTCGTCTGATGCCATCAGGTCAATTAGGAGTAACTCCTGCTCGATCATTTGCCCACACGACTGCAAGAGGTTGCTGAAACTGTGGCCCTTCAGAACACCATTGAATGCACACAGAAGGCCAATGTAGGCCAATGTGCTAGGGTCAACTGAAGATAACGGCCCCAACCACATTGGGGTTCTGCCTTTGGCGTCTAGTGTTGCTTTAAGATTTGCTCTCAGTCCCTCAGTGACTTTGGGAAGAGCGGCTTTTAGTAAATTAAAGTGCGCGGGCCTGTCTGTGACACTCTGGGGGACTAATGTTCCCTTTGGTGTCGCCTTTGGCGCTATTGACTGCTGATACTTTAGGTGCCCATTGGCTCGCATTAGGAGCTCTTGTTCTTTGTTCTTACAGGTGGTTGTTGTGTTTGGCATCATCTTGGGTGGACCTTTAGGCGGGTTGGGCCACCGTTCCCCATCGATCCCATAGTCCATGTGCGTTCCGTAAGGTCCAATTTCTTCCGACCCTTCTGTGTCAACTATGTCGTTGATGTTCACGTTTGTAGTTTTTTTGATCATTTACTAGCTCCCTGTCGTCTACACGTGGCCTTCAATATAAGGACAGAAGTCCCCACAGTGTGGCTGTTAGTTTTAAATTGGTTGCAGATAGTGCTTAAAGTCGGCCCATGATTTCTTGCAGTTTCATCGGTTTGACTTTTATGTATTTGCGTGTCGTCGTGAGGCACTTGTGTCCCAAGACCGCACCCACCACTTCGGTTTGGGCGTTGAGGTCGTTAGCCAAGTTGGTAGCGCACGTGTGGCGTAAAGTGTGGAAAGTATACCGCTTGTCATTCCCCAGAACTCTGCGGCGCATGTCGCCCCATGCATTGTAGAATCGGTCGTGAGCAAACATATAATCTGGGGACTGCTGCCAAAGCGCACGTATGCTTGACAATGCCTTGTCGTTGATTGGCACATAGCGGTCACTCCCGTTCTTAGTCTTCTCTAAATAGACCCATTGATGCCCATGTTCATCGCGATGTAAAGTCTTTCTGTTGATCTGCATCATCTCCCCCCGTCGCATGCCAGTATTGTAGCCAATAATGATCAGGTGGCGCATGTAGGCCTGCGGGTGCTCGTCGTGAAAGTAGGCCTCCATCGCATCCAACTGCTCACGGGTGTAGTACAGGGGCCGCGCAGTGCCCTCCACGGTCATCCATGTGAAGCGCGGGACGTGGCGAATGACCTCTTCACGTGCCGCATGTTTGAACACCTTGCCAATCATTGCGCCGTGATGGTTCACTGTGTTGGGCTTCAGTCCCTTGGATATGAGGTGCTCAAAGTAGCTGTGGATGTGACTAGGGAGGTAGTCAGTTATCAAGCGGGTGCTGTAGTCTTCAAAGGCTGCAAACCTGTCTACCTTAGAAAGCGAGGTGCGCAGGTGTACCCCGTGCCACAGCCGTTCAGCTTCAAAGTGTGCGAAAGCGCCGAATGTAATGGTCATTGCGTCCACCCGTTGCCTATCTCTAGCTTAACAGCCTCCACCTGCTCTGGTGTGAGGCCCATCGCTAAGCTTTCCGCTAACTGCACAGCCAGCAGCGACTTGGCCTGTGTTGGTGCTGTGATCGCCAGTTCTAGGGCAAGCGCAAAGGCTTCTACTGCGGTGCTAGGGGCCGACCTGTGGTCCACTGTGAGGATACTCATGATGCACCTCCTGCCGCTGCCAGCACTAAGCCGACGTAGAGTATGCCGAAGATGCTCACTGCACCAATTAGGTCGCCTAAGATGTGACGGATGTTCATGCTACCACCTCCACAGCATCGGCAGACTGACTGTCAGACCAGTCAAGGCAATCTTGGGTGAGGTCTGCTGTGAGTGTCTCAAGTTCGGCGGGTGACAGTGCTGCCACAATTGATTTCTGAGCGTGTCCAAAAGAACAGCCGTAATCTTGTGAAATGTGGTCACAGAACTCTTGGATTACGAAGGAACGAAGGGCCTTACTTGATGTGCTATTGATCTGCTGAAGGTTACGTTTGGCGTGACTTTGGCCGAGGTAGTCGCCTCCGATCCACAGGCTGAAGTAACGACGGGTTGTGCCATTGCTGTCTGACAGGTCGTCAGTGTGCAGGTCGTTTGCGATGCGTGTCTTGATGCTTGCAGTGTTCATGATACTGCTCCCATCTTTGTCATCATAGCCACAGCACCGCGCTGGGCTGCTTTCATGCTGGAGTAGCTTCGGGACTTGATGACCTGATGGCCACCAAAGTTGTCCCCGGTCACGTCAATGCAGACGTTGACCCAGTAGCTTGAGCCGTCCTGTGCATGTCCGCTGTTGTCTGATATGTTAGCTGTGAACTCGCCCTGTGTGAGGCTGTAAGTTGCCCACGGTGCCTCCCGCAATTCTACTGAAGCAATGGCATCACGAATGTCATTCTCTAAGCTGTAGGAGGTCATCACCCAGCCCGCACCAAAGCGCTTGCCGCGATAGGCTTTTACATATGCTGGGCGGTAGAGTGCGCCAGTCGCATCAGTGAAGTCATATGCTTGCAGATAGTAACGGGGATTTCCGTTGATGCAGTTGTCAAGGCGTACTGCATTAGCCGCAATTGTTGCTGGCTGTGTAAGGTTTGAAATGGTCATTCTGTAGTCCTTCCGATGTATGCGGAAGTCTTACTCGAAGGCGCTTATCTCTGGTCTGTGGGGTGCCTTGGTGTTACAGTCTCCTGCCACACCTTGCGGCCTGTCGCCCACTCTCAGAAAATCCAATGTCGCCATTTAGTAAACTTCCGTGCGAGAAGGAATAACAGGGAGAGGAATCCCCTGCAACAACTATTTGCACGAAAAGCGACCTAAAATACTTCTGTCCTCATATAGAGGGACCATAGGCATTTGCGCCGACGGATTAACTCCCAGATGCAGCCGGGCTTCACACCAAAAGCGCCCTAGAATACTTCTGTCCTCATATAGAAGAGAGGGTAGAACCTCCGGCGGCGGATAGATGACAACAGAACATAAGAGATGCCCAGCGCTCCCCAGCCACTAGAGTGGACAGAGGTGAGAACGAGGGCGGACCCTTGGTAGATCACCAGCACTAATAGTGTCGAGAGTGATCCCAAGGGTGCCAATAGACTATAAGACAAAAGGCGCTAAGGAGTGCCAAGCACAACCACCACCAGTAAAAAGAAAGAGACACCACAGTGAACCTAAGTAGACTAATAGTGCCATCAATGATGATGGATGGTGTGAGTAGACTGATGCACAAAGGTTGCCTGATGCTCATCAAGCTACATAAAGCACCATCAGAACACAGCAGAGCCAATGCAACTGCTGCTGAGCTTAGGAAACTGTCAGTGAGCGAGTTGCACGACATAGGTCTGACTGCGGGAACTATTGATCTGGTGTCACATCAACGGTGCAGTTGGTGTCACTTTAGTAGGCGCACCAGCGCTGTCAGGCATCACGTAGCATCATCTTGATGGCGTAGGCTGCGACGGGGTTCAAAGGCCGCTCACCGTTCTCCCATCTGCGTATTGATCGCCCCCCGTTCTCGCCCATGCCCCACTCCTCGGATAGCCCTTGCTGACTATAGCCGAGGGATCGCCTTACATCCTTAAATTGATCTGGTGTCATGTGCGGCGACCTTTCCCTTGTGTGGCACTCCATGAACCGTAGTTCACACCCACATTATCTAAAAATAAATCATCAGGCTCACCATCATCCTTAAAGTGTGCCGTTGTTTCGTGGATTATACCCACTACCCAAAACAGAAAGGCTTCTATACCCCCTACACATTCATAAGCGTAGTTGGTGCCGTCGTATCCATAGAAATAGACAGGCGTTCCAAATTGTGGGCGGGGTTGGCTGTCGTGCCATTTGGTTACAAACAGATCACTGTATTCAGTCATTTTGTATTCCTTTTGATTAGGTTAGGTGGGGGCCGAAGCCCCCGTTTGGGTTAGCCAGCGATGGTAACGTATATGGCACCATTGCGAAGATATTTGGCGGGCATGTAATTGTGCAACGTCTGCACTTTAGTCGTCCGCGATGATGTCGCTGAAAACAGGCGCGCAGTTGTCGTGCTGTTTAGGATGCGTCCGGTCACTTCGAGCCAGCCGTTGTCGGCACGTCTCCGCATGTATCCAGTCATGCCAGCAGGATTCATTGGCGTAGCGCTGTGGATTTCCCATGTTTCGGCGGTGGATGGCTGATGAACGCGTTTGATGGTGATGGGGGTCATGATAATATTTCCTTTGATTAGGTTGGGTGGGGGCGCGTGGCCCCCGTTGAGTTATGCTTGGACGCAGTATTGAACTTTCTGAACGGATTGCTTTATTCCCTGCCAGCCAGTTTTGGCGACGGCCACGGCGGTTGCCACTTGCGCTTTACTCGCCATAATCCCCCATTCGTCAGCCGAAAACTCAGCAGCCGCAACCCCTGCGTGTCGCCAAGATGCTGTCATCTCAAAGGATTTTAACGCTTCCTCGGCAAGTTGTTGGATGTCCCACTCGGTCATATATGCGGTGTTCATTTTCATTTTGTATTTCCTTTGATTAGGTTGGGTGGGGCCGAAGCCCCTAATTTTGCTAGGCTTTTGCAAGCATTGCTTTTGCGCCACGCTCGGCAGTCTTAGCATTGGCGTAACTCCGCGCTGCGGGGTAATTACAAACGCGGCCGTGTTGGCTGCCATCATTTGCAACAATCATGACATAAAACGAGCCTCCGTTTGGTGTGATCTTCGCGGTGTAATAACCTTTGGTGATTGTCTTTGTCATCGTCGTTCTCCAGATTGGCGGGCTTCATTGCCCTACACCTACAATAGGGCCATTGGACCTGATGCACAATAGGTAAAATAAACTTTTAGTTGCCTTACGTTGTTGGTAGTTGCCTTACGTTGCTGGTAGTTGCCTTACGTTGTTGTTGCTTGCCGGGGTTTGCTGTTGGCTGACTAAGGCCCAATCCGTGTTGAAGATTATACGCCGTCGGCCTGACAAATTTTGCAGCCGAGGAAGCCTAATGTCTACCGACGTGCACATGCATACCCCACCCCCCCTAGCGCGTGGGATGCTATATCCCTGTCGTAGGTATTCCCAGCGATTACAGTGGGTTAGCTGAGGATCAATAGGAATTTTAGGTTCCCTAGCCAAAAACGACCCCCCAGTACCTCTTCTGACAGCTCGACTTCAAAAACTGGGGTAAAGCCCGGCGTTGTTGTTGTTGTTGTCAGGCCTTTAGACGCGGGGGCCACTCACAGAAAACATAAGAAAGGAACCTTAGATGGCTCTAGAAACTGGTACGCACATTGACGATTTGGTTCCTTCGAACCCTGCGTCCACTGACGGTCTCGCGCAAGCTGACGACCACATTCGCCTTCTCAAGGCAACCATTAAGGCCACGTTCCCCTCAGTCACGGGGGCAATTACAGCCACCCACAGTGAGCTCAGTAAGCTTGCGGGACTGACAGCCACCACAGCAGAACTTAACGCACTGGGCGGGCTTACAGCCACCGCAGCTGACCTAAACTATACCACAGCATTACGTGCCACTGGTGTTACCGCTACTGAATACGACCGCCTCGATGGTGTTACATCAGGTATCCAAGCGCAGCTAAATGCTAAAGCGCCTCTGGCCAGCCCTGACTTCACGGGAACCGTTGGCATTGGTGCAAACTGGACCGTTAGGCAGTCAGGCACCAGCCTGCAGTTTGCCTACAATGGTACAAACCGTATGAAACTAGACTCCTCTGGCAACCTCACTGTCGAAGGTAACGTCACTGCATACGGGAGTGCCTAAGTATGACTACACCTACAGGCACTATTAGCCTCCAGAATGTGGAGGATGAGTTTGGCGGCACTGGAGCTATTAGTCTCAGCGAATACTATGCCCTTGGGGCTGGAGTACCATCGTCTGGTGCAATTTCTATGAACAACCTACGTGGCAAACAGTTCCTCGTTTTGGAAACCTTGACTTCCAGTCAAACGTGGACGCCAAAGGCAAACTTGGCCACCTATATTCACATATTCTGCTTTGGTGCTGGTGGGTCTGGTGGTTCATCTGAGCCAGACACCTCATCGGGCCTATTCAACCCCGCAGGGAACTGTTCGGCGTCAGGTGGCGCTGCGGGCGGATATTCCTACTCTAAGATTGCGGCGGGTGCTGCTGGAAGCACGACAGTCGTCATCGGTGTTGGTGGTGCAGGGGTCCAAAGCTCATATAACCATCATCTGGTTGGGAACGACGGAACTGCAACTACGTTTACAGGGTCCAGCCTGACAATGTCTTGCGCAGGTGGACAGGGGGGCCGGGCTTCTGAGACATCAAACACTGGTACAGATAGTAACTTCAGTGCTGGCGCTATTGGCGGTGCTGGTTCTGGCGGTAACGCACTAAATAAAACCGGAGGCAACTCAGGGTCAGCCCATTCTAACCACTCAGGAACTGAAGCATCAAGTGCTTCTGGCGGAGGTTGCCCAGTCATCGACAATAAGTCAGGGACGAGTGCCAACACAGGAAACTCTCAGGCTTCTGACGGTGCAAAGGTTAGTGATAACGGGACTTGGCCAACCTATCTTTCTACATACCAGCTAGGTCGCTCACAAGCCGCCGTACTTAGCGCTGCCAATACAACTCTAGATGCCACAGCAGGCTCGGTTACTGGAAACTCTCTGGATGCCACGTTCGGCGCTGGTTCTGGTGGTGCGGCCCGTGGAACACATACTAGTGGTTCTGGTGGTAACGGTGTTGTCTTCATCGTGTATGAAATAGAAGGATAGGCCATGCCTAATTTACCAATCCGTGGACTTGGGTCTGTGGGCGTGGTCACTGATGTTGACCCCTACAACCTACCACCTAACGCCTATACCCGCGCTAAGAACGTGCGGTTTACCGAAGGCAAAGTAACTAGGGGCCCCATATTCCGTGGAGTATCAGGGGCCCTGTCGTTTACCCCTAAGTTCTCCTACGGCATTACGGCTCTTGTTGGGTACGATACGGTGTTGGTGGTGGATGATACTTTCGACATCCATGAGCTATCTAATGGCACCTTAACCCAGCGGTACAACTCTTCGTTATCCGCTAGTGCATCCAATGTGACTGCCACTACCTTGGCTGACGTTGTGTATGTCAACCGGGCTGACAGTGCCCCAGTATCTCGCGGCCCTACAGCCACCTCCTTTTCTACTTTGGCTAACTGGCCGTCAGGCTACAGGACTTCGGTTCTGCGGTCCTACGGTGACTTCTTGTTAGCGCTGGGCACAGTTGAGGCTGGTGTGGGCTATCCAAACCGTGTGCGCTTCTCAGACCCCGTGGTGGCTAACAGTGTCCCAACGACTTGGGATGAGACTGACCTCACCAACAGTGCAGGCTTCAACGACCTTGTGCAGATGAAGACACCTATTGTTGATGGTGCCACCCTTGGACCTAACTTCCTTGTGTACTCACAGGATCAGGTTTGGATGATGGAGTTCGTTGGTGGCACGTTCATCTTCAACTTCCGCAAGGTCTTTGACGATGCAGGTGTAATCAACCAGAACTGCATCACTGAAGTTGAAGGTAAGCACTACGTGTTTGACCGTGACGACATCTATGTAACTGACGGTAACAGCCGCCAATCCATATGTGATGGCCGTGTGCGCGACTACATCTACAGCGGCCTCGACAACTCCAAGACTAATACCTGCTTTGTGTTTCACAACAGCGATCTAGAGGAGTTGTACTTTTGCTATCACACTGGCGACGATATGGCCGTGTATGCAGATGGTGACGCATGTAACCGTGCTGCCGTGTATAACTACAAGTCGGACACTTGGACCTTCCAAGACCTACCCAACGTAGTTTCATCTGCGCGGTCCAACGTAGACTCAGTGGAAACATATGCTTCTGCCACGCAGACATATGACAACGTAGGTGGCTCGTACCACGACCAAGAGAGCCCATACGAACAGCACAATCTTGTTGTTTCAAAGGCAGGCGGCGGTGTCTCTAGTTCTAAAGTATATGGTGTAGACCTTATTGACCGTGGGTCACTATCGCAGTCTGTGGACACCACAGTTACCACACCGTTCCTACTGGAGCGCGTGGGTCTAGACTTGGATGACATTGGCATGCCTCTAGTTGGCTACAAGGTAATCACACGTCTTTACCCCCAGCTATCCACAGTGAACTCTGATGGTGCCTTTGACTTTACCTTTGGTGCTGCCGATACCCCCAACGCCACGCCCAACTACGGTGTAGAAGTCTCCTTTAATGCCCTTACGGACTACAAGGTGGATACCCGTATGTCGGGACGTTATCTTTCATACAAACTGACGAGTGACACTGCTAAAGACTTTGCGCTTTCGGGCGTGGATGCAGAGGTGGTGGTTACTGGTCGAAGGTGATCAGTAGCTATGTCCTTATCCGATAAACTGAATGTGCTGGTGTCTCGATATGTGAGACGCCAGACACCAACGCTTAACCCAGAGTCCCTTACTGCATATCTGCAAGATGAACTCCGTGAGGTTGAGTCATCAATACGCTCATTGGCAGACGCCAGTATTCAAGTGTCTGACCGAGAGCCAACGGGTGGCCTACGCAAGGGCATGGTTCGCTATGCTGTGTCCCCGTGGAACCCATTGGGAAACGGCTTCACAGGTCTTGTCGTTTACAGTGGCTCCGCTTGGGTGGCCGTATGAATAATGATCTACAGATACGCACCTCCATAATGGAACTTGAGGCACTACTTCTTCATGGCATTACCACAGGCGTAGTCACCAAAGGCGAAGACCAGACAGACATAAAGCACCTATTTACACCAATTGACGATGACTACGGGTGTTCAACATACTCACGCGAGTTGTTCATGCCTGCTGGAATGGTTGTTGTAGGGAAGCTACATAAGAAACCCCACCTCACGTTTTTAATGAGTGGTACAATGCTTGTTGTGTCTGAGGATGGTGGAACTAAGCGACTAAAAGGGCCACTTTCTTTTGTTTCTCCTGCTGGGGTAAAGCGGGCTTTCTACATCGAAGAGGACAGTACGCTTGTGTGTGTTCACCTCACAAAAGAGTCCGAAGAAGCAAACCTTTCGGCGGTCGAGGAAGAGGTCATCAGCCCCAGCTATGAAGCTATGGGCTTAGAGGAACCAAACCTCACAGAACTGCACAACTCCCTCAACGAACTTACCCAGCTTTATAAACCAGATTAAACCAACAGATAGGATTCCGTCATGGTATGGATCGCAGTAGCAACACTTGGCTCCGCAGCAGTAGGTGCCTATGGCGCTAATCAAACCCGAATGAGTCAGGACCGTGCCACAGCGGCATCACAGTTGGGCTTCCGACAGTATGAGCCCTACGTGAACGCTAACCTAAGAGGCGCATCCGGCGCTCTAGATGGCGTATTGGACGCAGGTGCCTACGGTGGTGCAACCCTTGCTGGCCCCAATGGCTTCCAGACTGGCACAGCCAACACTATGGGTGCATACGGCACAAACATGATGAACTCTGGCAACCGGATGATGGATGCCAACGGCAACTTCGGTAACAACAGCCAAGGTCTGTACGGCCAGTTCCAAGACATGTCCCAAGCGGCACAGGCTGATCGCTTAGGTGTTGCAACAGACTACGCAGCGAACAACTCCAACGACCTTGTGAACTCTGCGATGCGCGATGATCGCCGCAACCTCCAAGAGAACACGTTGACCAGCATTGACCTCAACGCATCTGGCAGCGGCAACATGAACTCCAGCCGGGCAGGCGTAGCTGAAGCAGTTGCCAACCGTGCCTATGATGACCGACGCGCAGATGTATCTATGGCAGTCCAAGATCGCCTCGTAGACCGCAGCCTAAACCAGCAGTCTCAGCAGTTCTCAGACCAAGGTTCCGCTCTGAATGCAGCGGGCAATGCCAACAACGGCATTAGCAATGCGTACACTCAGGGTCTCAACACACTGGGTGAGGGTGCAAACTTTGCTATGAACGCAGGCAACTCCTTACAAGGCTATGACCAAGCAGCACTTAACGACACACGCAGTCAATTTGAGCGCGAGCGTGACTTTGAGATGGACCAGCGTCAGAGGTATCAGTCCGGCATCTTAGGGCAGGCTCCCAACTCACCAGCAGTCAACCCTACGACAGCAAGTCCTGCTGCGGGTGCTCTTGCAGGTGGTATGGCAGGCTTTGGCTTCATGCGAGAGTACGGCCAACAGCGCCCAACAGGTACGCTTGATATACCAATCCCCACCCCCCAATCTGGTGGGTTTCAAAATCGAAGCGGAAGGTAGTCCCTATGGAAAACTATATCCAACAGATTTTAGGCGGTCAGACAATTGGCATACAGTCTCGACGCCAAGGTATGACACCAGAGCAATACTGGGACAGCCTACACCCACAGGCGCAGCAGAGCCACATCAGCATGTTCATGAACGGCCAGCAGGGCCGTGAGCAGCGACAAGATTTGCGTAATACATTTACCCCCTCAGATGTTGCTGCCGCCCAGATAACCCAAGCTGATTTAGATGCAAAATATGCTCAGGAGCAGCGAGAAGGTGTCAATGGCATGGGAGCTCTTGGCCTACCCACCCAAGCTGATTTAGATGCAAAATATGCTCAGGAGCAGCGAGAAGGTGTCAATGGCATGGGAGCTCTTGGCCTAACCATCCCTGATGATGCAGATGCAAGAAACTGGCAGGAGGCTGATCGTGCTATGGGCGCACTGTCGGCCACTGAAGGTGATCGGCCAGAGTTTCCTAACGGGCCACCTCCGGCACTCCAAGACCCAAATGCACCCTCACCTTCTGCCCCTCCCATCCTCTCTAGCGGTGGCGGTGGCGGCGGCATGGGTGGCGGTGGTGGATCATCTGTTAGTGCAAGGCGTCCCACAGGCAATGCCCGTGGCTCCAGTATGCCCTACGCCAAGATTGGCATGGGTGAGAGCCTTTTGCGCATGGGTCTCGCAGGTATGGCAGGTGCTGACCAAGGCATGGGCGCAACTATGGGCGCTATGGGCCAAGTCTATGGTGGCATCCAAGATTCTAACCGTGCCACAGACATCAAGGCTGCTGAGGTTGCTGAAGCCCGACGCATTGCTGACGCCCGTGTAGCTGCTTCAAGAGCAGGTGGATCTGGTGGTGGTTCTGGAGGCTCCGGCAGTGAACTTAACCTATCCAGTCAAATGTTTAGCTACCAGTCTGCTCTTGATGCTATTCGAGACAGTCGTGCTTCTGGGGGCAACCTCACAGGCGTTGGTGGTATATTCAAAGGGTGGCTTGACAACTTCACAGGCGACGCTGACGCAGCCAGACGCCTTATCTTAAACAAGGTTAAGGTTGATGACGCTCTTCTACGTGTTGCTGATACTAAGGGCGCAATCTCCAACGCTGAGATGAAGCTATTCTTAGCACCTGCACCAACAAACCTGATGGATGAAGCTATCTGGGAAGCGTGGATCATTGACAGGATGACTGCGTTAGATCGTGTTCAAGCGCGTGTGGACAGTGGGGCACAAGTTCCACTTTCAGAGCGACCCGGTAGATCAGGTTCTGACACAGGGTTTAATCCCTCAGACTACACTGTCGAGGAAATCTCACAATAGGATTCAAAGTATGCCAACTTACATGATTACAGGTCCAGATGGGCGCAAGTTCAAAATAACTGGTCCAAACAAAGAGGGTGCGTTGGCTGCATTGGAAGCCCAACTGGCCAACTCTGGTTCGTCGCCAGAACCCACACCACCTTCAAACAACGATGCACCAGACACCTCCCTTGGCGGCGCTTTCTCACAAGGCGTTGACCAAGCGGGAGCTATGGTAGGCATGGGTTTTAAGTCTGTTGGGGAACTCATAGGTTCAGAGGACATTAGTGCCTATGGCTCTGAGATGGCCCAGCGCAACGAAGAAGAGATGGCTTCGGCTAACTACCAGCGTCCAGAGGGTGCTGATGGTATCATCAGTAACCTGAGAAAGGGTGAGTTTGGCAATGCGGCAACCTCTGCTCTTTATGGAGCGGTAGAAGCAGCACCAC